AGGTATATCTACTAGTGAAGTTCTAGTACCAACACCAATGTCTGAAACATACAGACATGGTGATAAACTAATCTATGAGCCATTCACTATTACTTTCTTGATGGATGAAGACATGAGAACTTGGGAAGAAACTCATAACTGGTTAGTCAGTCTCACAGCACCAGTAAGTTTTGACCAGTATGCATCAAGAAGACTTGGTGCACCAGATAAGTACTATGATGGCATTCTTACAATAAACACTAATGCTAACTTACCGAACTTCAGAATCAAGTTCAAGAATGTTCACCCCATTCAGCTAGGTGCAGTATCATTCAATACAGCGGATTCACCAGATGTTACTCCAACATCAGACTTGACATTTAGATTTGATACTTTTGAGTTTGATAGAGATATCACTTGACAAGCACTGAAAAGTGTGATATAGTATAAGTTTGTATTATGGAGGTATTGAATGAAAGCACCTGTCAAAGTTGATGAACTCATGGAAGAATGGAGCAAAGATTCTGTTATTGATGAAACAGATATCAATCGTGAACTTGCTAGGATTCCAAAGTTACACTCAAAGTACTTGAATGTACTCACACATCACACTCTTGTTGTGAAGAAACTTCTTGGTGAGTATTATAAGCTAAGAACCAAGAAGTTTGAATATTACAAAGGTGATTTCAGCCAAGAAGATTATGAAGAAACTGGCTGGGAGATATTCGTCAAAAAGACTGGTCGTGATGTAAACATGTATCTTGAAGCAGATGAAGAACTCAATAATATTCTGCTCAAGAAAGTAATGCACGAAGAGATTGTAGAATATTGTAAGGCTGTATTGAAAGAACTAAATAGTCGTACTTGGCAATTGAAGTCATATATTGATTATGAAAGGTTCTTGCGTGGCGGATAAACTAATCATCAGAAATGTGAATGAAGCATATGTTCATATTCAATGTGAAGATGGTATTTCATATGAACTAAGAGAACACTTCACATTTCAAGTTCCAGGATATCAGTTCACACCACAGTACAAGGCTCGCCTCTGGGACGGAAAGATCCGCCTGTTTGATGTTAGAACAAATATGGTCTATCGTGGGCTTGTGCCTGAGATTATCAGATTCTGCCAGATTCGTGAGTATGATTTTGATTATGAGAATGAGGATTATGATGAAGAGTTTTCTCTCAATGAGGCTGAGGCTTTTGCAAAGTCTCTAAACCTGAACAAAGTCACACCTAGAGATTATCAGATGGATGCGTTTGTTCATGCTATCAGAACTCGCAGAGCAATGCTTCTCTCACCAACAGCATCTGGTAAGTCGCTAATCATCTACATGATATTGAGGTATCTACATGACAAAGGTCTTTCTAAGCGCACTCTTATTATTGTGCCAACTATTTCTCTTGTGTCTCAGTTGGCTTCTGATTTTGCCGACTACGGTTTTGACTCTGATGTGCATGTTCATAGAATCTTTGGAGGCCAAGATAAGCAGTCAGATAAACCGATTGTCATCTCAACATGGCAGTCAATATATAAAGAGCCTAAGCGATATTTCGAATCGTTTGAAGCCGTAATCGGAGATGAAGCACACTTATTCAAAGCAAAGTCACTAACTGATATTATGACTAATCTAGTCAATGCTAAGTTTAGAATAGGTACTACTGGTACACTTGATGGCACAAAGACACATAAACTTGTTCTAGAAGGTCTATTCGGCACAGTTAGAAAGATTATCACAACTAAAGAACTGATGGACAAGAAACATCTATCAGAGTTTCATATCAAGTGCCTACTTCTGAAACACAATGATAGTATTTGTCAAGCAGCAAAAGGATTTACATATCAGCAAGAGATAGAATATCTTGTTCTAAATGAAGCAAGAAACAAGTTCATTGCCAATCTAGCATTATCGCTAGAAGGTAATACACTCATTCTATACCAATATGTTGATAAACACGGGAAGATACTTCATGATATGGTATCAAACAAAGTTGATGAAAACAGAAAAGTCTTTTTCGTTTATGGAAAAACTGAAGCAGATGCAAGAGAAGACATTAGACATATTGTTGAGCAAGAGACTGATGCGATTATCATTGCATCTTATGGTACTTTCTCTACTGGTATCAATATCCGCAATCTACATAATATTATTTTCGCTTCACCTTCAAAGTCCAGAATTAGGAACCTTCAGTCTATTGGGAGAGGCCTACGAAAAGGTGATGCTAAATCTGAAGCAGTTCTTTATGATATAGCAGATGATATGAGGCACAAGAAGCGTGAGAACTATACGCTCAAACACTTCGCTGAGAGGATTCATATATACAATGAAGAGAAGTTCAAGTTCAAGATATATAAAATAGAACTGAAAGGTTAGTCATGATAGAAACTAGTGTAAAGATGTTAAGACTAGTGACTGGTGAAGATATTATTTCAGAATCAACTCTTGTAGATGATAAAGAATATTTACTTGCTCATCCTCTGAAAGTAGTATATAATAACTCCACTAGAAATCCAGGATATGTTTCTGTTCTTCTAGTGAAATGGGTATTTGGTAGTATCACTGAAAAAGATGAGATAACTATAAAGGAAAGAGATGTACTTTTCTCTGTAGAAGTTTCAGACAGAATGTTTGATTATTACTATTCAACATTAGATTCATTCAAAGAAAAAGAGAGTGAAATGCTAATGAAAGATGTTGACGATGATGATACAAATATCACCATAGAAGATATGCTTGACTATCTAAAAACTGATAAAGGAAAGTTACACTAATGGCTAATAAGAACAACAAATATCTTGACCTTGATACTAGCTTTGACTTTGGTTTCACTATGCATGATGAAACTGAGATTGTCAATGAGACACCACAATACTCTTCTATGGCTGAGGAAGTAGCAGACTTGAAGGAAAGACTTCAAGCAGTCAATAAGATATTCATGCCACTACTGAAGAATCTCTCTAGAGACCCAGATAAGCCAATGATTAAGTGGCCAAACAGGAAAGAAGTATTAGATAAGCAGATGGCTAATCTGACTAGACTAACTAATATCTAATATAATTATTCATATCATAGCGGACATACCTTTTATAGCACACTGTCAAGAGGTTGTCAAGAGAAAAATGAGGTATCATGTCAAATAAAGCACACTATGTGAACAATAAAGATTTTTATAATGCCATTGTAGAATATCACGAAAAAGTTGCTGAGGCTGAGAAAAAAGGTCTTGACAAACCTGTTATTTCCAACTATATTGGAGAATGTATATACAAAATCGCAACGAAATATGGTAACAAGCCATGCTTCATGAACTATACATTCAGAGATGAAATGATTGGTGATGGTATAGAAAATTGTATTTTATATTTTGATAGATTTGACCCAAACAAAACAAATAATCCATTCGCATACTTTACGACTATCATACATTACGCATTCTTACGACGAATACAAAAAGAAGAAAAGAACCGATATACAATATACAAGAACTTCCAAGAGATGTTTATATTTGATGAGAATATCAGAGAGATGGAAAACCACAGTGATGTTTCTCTAACCAGAAAGACTTATGATAATATCAATGATTTCATGGGAAGATTTGAAGAAAAAGAAAAAGTGAAACGAGAAAAGAATAGAGAAAAGCGTAAACAGGGGCTACAAAAGTTCTATGAGGATGAAGACAATGACACAAAATCTGCCAGTACAGGTTGAACAGCTAATCAATTCAATGCTTCGTGAGCAAGACAATATGAATATCCGTATGAACTATATGAACACACTTCTGGATATTCGTGATGCTATTGATACATCAGTAAAGAAGTTTGAGAAGCAAAAAGGTTTTAAACTTAACAAGAAGAGGGCTTGATATTGGCTAAAGTGGCGATTATTACCGATACACATCTCGGTATTCGAAATGATTCATTATTCTTTCTAGATTATTTCAAGAAGTCTTTTGAAGAGTTCTTTTTTCCATATCTGAAAGAAAACAATATTAAGCATATTCTTCACTTAGGTGACTTGGTTGACAGAAGAAAGTATATCAACTTTCTCACAGCCAAGCGCCTAAGAAATGACTTCTTGGATAAACTTGATGGTATTGAAACACATATCATCATGGGCAATCATGATGTCTACTACAAGAATACAAATCAAGTAAACGCTCTACATGAACTTGTAGACGGTAAGTATAATGTAAATATCTATGATACAGCGACAGAAGTAAATATCGCAGGTGCTGATATTCTCTTGCTGCCTTGGATTTGCCCAGAAAACTATGAGGAGTCAGTGAATGCAATCAAAAACTCAAAATCAGAAATCTGTATGGGTCACCTTGAAATCAATGGGTGCGAAATGCTCAGAGGTCATCTTTGCGACCATGGCCTTGACCATAAGCTATTTGCTAAGTTTGATATCGTTTGTAGTGGTCACTTTCACCATCGGTCTAACAGGGATAATATTCGGTATCTGGGTGCTTTTTGTGAGCATACTTGGAGCGATTACAATGATCCCAGAGGTTTTACTGTCTTTGATACGGAGACGAGAGAACTAGAGTTCATTGAAAATCCATACAGAATGTTCCACATGATTGGCTATGACGATGAAAAGTCTAGCGATATCTTCAAGACTATCAATGAAACAGACTACTCATATCTGAAGGATTCATATGTCAAGGTTGTATGTAAGAACAAGACAAATCCATTTGCGTTTGACCAACTCATAGACAAGCTATATGAAGTGTCACCCGCAGACATTGTGGTTCTAGAAGACGCTGCAAACTTTGAACTTGATGATGAAGAGATTGTGGATGAAACACAAGACACACCAACGCTGCTAAGAAATTATATTTCTGGCTTGACATTACCAGTAGAATGTGATAAAGTACAGAGATATGTTTCACAAATTTATACAGAAGCACTAGCAGCCCAGGATATCTAATGATTACGTTCAAGAAGATTAGGTGGAAGAACCTATTGTCAACTGGCAATTTGTTCTCAGAAATAGACTTGTCTACAGACAACATGTCACTAATCGTAGGCAAGAACGGGCATGGTAAGTCAACTATTCTAGATGCACTTACCTTCGCCCTCTTTGGTAAACCATTTCGCAAAATCAACAAGCCACTGTTGGTCAACTCTATCAACAAGAAAAATTGTCATGTTGAAATTGAGTTTGATACCAATGGAAAGCAGTACAAGATAGTTCGCGGTATCAAGCCGAACATCTTTGAAATCTACTGCAATGGCGAGATGCTGGACCAGAGTGCAGCTATCAGAGACTATCAGGATTATCTTGAGAAGAATATTCTGAAGATGAACATGAAGTCTTTTACTCAGATAGTCATACTCGGTTCAGCATCATTTACTCCTTTCATGCAGCTTACGCCAGCAGACAGGCGAGTTGTTATTGAGAATCTTCTTGATATTTCTATCTTCTCGGTAATGAATGTTATCGCAAAGCAGAAGTTTCAAGATAACAAGGAAGCCATTGATAAGAATAAACTTGAACTGAACTCTAAACTTGAACATTTGGAGTACATCAAGAAGACTATCAAAAGCCTGAAGAAATCTAATGATGATAAGATTGAAAAGTATCGTGCAGATATTGCTGATGCTCAAAGTCATATTGATACAATTACTAAGGACATTCAAGAACTTCTTATCACTAAGGCCAGTATTCTTGACCAGATTCCAGATGTTGCGAAGCTAAAAGAACGGCATAAGAAACTTATTGCACTTCAGTCCAAGATTGAAGCCAATAAGTCTTCAGCACAGAAGAACATTGCGTTCTATGAAAACAATGATACTTGCCCAACTTGTCTTCAAAACATTGACAACCAGTTCAAGCATGATAGTGTATGTTCAACAAAAGAAAAAGTTGTTGAGTATGATACTGCTATGGAGAAGATGAAGCAAGAGATTTCTTCTTGCATAGATAGTATATCAGAGGCTGAAAGACTTCTAGGTGAAGAACAGGTCATTCGTCAAGATATCACCAAGAAAGAATCAAACATCAAGTACTATCAGAAGATTGTAACTGATACTGAAAAGCACATTGATACACTGACTAATGCAGACTCTCTAATCTCAGATAATGAGAAAGAAGAGAAGATTACAAAAGAAAAGATGGTTGAACTTTCTGACAAGAGAAAAGAACTCATGGAAGAAAGAACTGTTATTGAAACCACTATTGGTCTACTCAAAGATGGTGGTATCAAGACTCGTATCATCAAGCAGTATCTACCGATTATGAATAAGCTAATCAATAAGTATCTGGCACAGATGGGCTTCTTTGTTGACTTCAACATCAATGAGAACTTTGAAGAGACAATTAAGTCCAGACACCGTGATGAGTTTTCATACCAGAACTTCTCAGAAGGTGAAAAAACAAGAATTGACTTGGCTCTGCTATTTACTTGGAGAGCAATCGCCAAGATGAAGAACAGTGCCAGCACAAACTTGCTGATACTTGATGAAATTCTAGATGGTTCACTTGATGCTAATGGTACAGAAGAGTTCATCAAGATAATAAAGTACTTGACAGATGGCACAAATTCGTTTATTATTAGCCACAAGACTGACCAACTAGTAGAGAAGTTTGACAAGGTATATCGTTTTGAAAAAATCAAGAACTTTAGCAGGCTCGTATGAACATAGATAAAGATATAGAGTTTCTAAAAGAATGGTTAGAGATGCCTGAAGATGACCCAAGAAATAATACCAGAGTAGTGAAACTGAAACTCCAAAGATTATTGAAAGCGATTAAAAGATGAAGTTTGATGATCCACATTTGAATGCTCAGTGGGATGAGTGGCAAGCCAGTAATCCACTTGAAAATATTCGTGATGTTACAGAAGATGAAGTTCGTGATGCTGTTATCAAGGACTTATCTTATGCTTCTCAAATGACTGTTGAAGAGTACACACTATTTCAGAAGTGGTGTGAAGTTCATGAGAAGTATCCAACTCATGAAGTTTCAACTTTGTTTGGTGATGAAAAGCAACTAGTTGATTTAGAACAGGCTGATATTATCAGTAATATCAAGTCTAACATCTGGATTCCAAACTCTACTGATGATTACATGAATCTTCAACCAGAACTTGTTTACACTGATGACTCAGGTATCATTGAGAAAGTTGCTGTTGATGGTTCTGTTGTTGAATCTGAAAAGAAAAGAAACAAAAAGCTGCCAGAGACTTGGAGTACTGTTCGTAACTTCACTTCTACAATGAAGAACAACTCTAATATTGGTCGTAATCTGAACTATCTTGTTGTTGATAGAAAGACAGACAAGTATCTTGGTCTTATTTGTATTTCCTCTGACTTTCTAGACTTGACACCCAGAGACAAGTATATTGGCTGGGAAAGAGAAAAGAAGACTCAAGGGCATATGATTAACTATACCGCAATCGGTTCTACTATCGTACCATTACAACCACTCGGCTTCAACTATGTTGGAGGTAAGTTACTCGCACTACTATGCTTGTCTGATGAAGTACAATACCGATGGAAGAAACAATATGGTGATGTTCTTGCTGGTGTTACTACAACATCTCTGTATGGTAAGAATAAACTTGGTGGGCTTTCACAGTATGATAATCTAAAGCACTGGAAGAAAATGGGTTATTCTTCTGGTTCTGTTTCATATGAATGTACGAAGCCAACAATTCGTTTGCTTTTGGACTGGCTTGCTAAGAATCACACTGAACGATTCTTTGAGTGGTATGTGGCAACTAAGCCTAGTGGGCAACCATACAAGAGAGACCACAGAAATCGTTCTTATACATTTGCGTACAGTAAGCTGGGTATTCCAAAAGACATTATCAAGTCTGAACATCACAGAGGTATCTACTTCTCACCTCTGTATACAAACACTTGTGAATTTCTTCGTGGTGAAATAACTGAAGATAAACTTGATAAGGCCTTTGATACATCTTATGAATATCTTGTTGACCTTTGGAAGAACAAGTATGCTTCAAAGCGTATCAAGTCACTTATTGCAAATGACCGTGTTACAAATGAAACATTATTCTATGACGACCTAATCTATATGTCATGGGATGAAACGAAAGAAAAATATCTGTCTCAGGTAGGCAGATAATTGAAAAAAATGGTTGACAAAGATACTAAAATGTAGTATTATATAAAAATAAATCGAGTTTTGTGTGCCAATGATGAGCCACAAAAAATGTTGTTACAATGGTGTACAACATTATAAAATGGAGTGAAGACTATGGATAATAATTTTATGACAACTTTGAGTTCCTATGATGAGAAGTCATTTATCAAGAACCATGATATCAACAAAATAGCTAATGTAAAATATCTTGGCAGAAAAAAGATTTCTTTTGAAAAAATCAAGTCAGATGTTGACGACAATCCATGCCGCACTACAGGCATTAAGACTGATAATGTTCAAAATTTGATGAATTCCTTCAAAACAAAGATAAGCACAAAG